AGATCATGAACGGTATCGGGGGTTCCGGGGACTTCGCCCGCAACGCCTACATCTCGACGTTCATGACCCCGTCCGTGGCCAAGGGCGGCAGCATCTCGACGATCGTGCCGATGGTCAGCCACGTCGACCACACCGAGCACGACGTGCACGTGGTGGTCACCGAGCAGGGCCTGGCCGATCTGCGCGGGCTGGCCCCCCGCAAGCGCGCCCGTAAGATCATCGACAACTGCGCGCACCCGGACTTCCGCGACATGCTCAACGACTACTTCGACCGGTCGGTGGCGGCCGGCGCCAAGAACGGCATGCAGACCCCGCACTTGCTCGGCGAGGCGCTGTCGTGGCATCAGCGGTTCCTGGAGACCGGCACGATGAAGCCCTGATCGGGGCTTGTTGGCCCGGTCGGGCGGTTGCCCGGCCGGGCCTGGCAGACTGGCGGGGCGGGGCGGTAGCTCAGCTGGTTAGAGCAGCGGACTCATAATCCGCCGGTCCCGGGTTCAAACCCCGGCCGCCCCACCCTTATGGCGTAAGGTGATCCTCGTTCGAAGCCGCCCCGGTTGCGAGCCGAGGCAGCTGGAAGGGCGGCTGAGCGAGGGAGCGGCCATGGCCCGGGAGCGGCGGGGGTGGGCGCGACGCGCGCCCGACGGGGCGTGGCGCGCGTGCTGGCGCGACCGGGACGGCAGGCAGCGGTCGCGGTCCGGGTTCGCCTCCGAGCGCGCCGCGCTGCTGGCCGCGCTCCAGGAGAGCGCCGCCGCCGAGAGCGCCGTCGAGCCGCGCCGGGCGCCGACGTGGTCGCAGTGGTCCGCCCGGTGGCTGGCCGAGAGGGACGTGGAGCCCTCCACCGAACGCAGCGACCGGCAGCGGGCGCGCCGCTACCTGGAGCCCCGTTGGGGCGCGGTCCGCTTGGATGAGATCGCCCGTCGGGACGTGCAGGCGTGGGTGCGCGAGCTGGGCTCGACGCCGGCCCTGGGGCGTGACGAGGCGATCTCCCCGTCCACGGTCGCCCGGGTCTACCGCCTGATGTCGGCGTCCATGCGCGCAGCCGTCCGCGCCGGGGAGATCGCCTCCTCGCCGTGCTCGGACATCGTCCTGCCCAGGCCCGCGCCCGGGCCCGAGCGGTTCTTGACACGGGCGGAGGTGGACGCGATCGTCCATCACATCCACGACCGGGACCGCTCAGACGCCACCCTCTGGCGCGCGGTCGTGGTGCTGGGGACCGAGACCGGGATGCGGATGGGGGAGTTGGCGGGGCTGCACTGGCACCGCGTCGACACCGCGCGCGGGCTGATCGCCGTGGTCGAGTCCTGGGACCCGACCGCGCGCAGAGTCAAAGCATACCCGAAGTCGCGTAAGCCTCGCGCGGTGCCGATCACCGACCGGGCGGCGGCGGCGCTCGCCGAGCTGAGGGCGCGCCGCGACGGCGCCTCGACGTGCGGGCTGCCCCACTCGACCGGGCGGTGTCACTCGCCCCTGGTGCTGCGGACATCCGCGGGCAATCCGGTGGACCCGCACAACTTCGGCTGGAAGGTCTGGCGGCCGGCTTGCGAGGCGGCCGGGGTGTCCGGCGCCCGCCCGCACGACATGCGCCACACCTACGCCTCCTGGCTGGTCCAGAGGGGCGTGCCGCTACAGCAAGTGTCCGAGCTGCTCGGCCACTCATCGATGGCGGTCACCCAGCGGTACGCCCACTTGGCCGCCAGCCAGCACGCGGCCGTGTTGGCCGCGCTCAATCAATAGGGACGGACGCGCGAAACGGCCCCGGCCCTCCATCGAGGAGGGCCGGGGCCGTTTCGCGTGGGCGGTGGGCGGTGGGGCGGGGTCAGCTGTCGGTCGGCGCGCGGTTGGGGGTGGCGTAGACGCCGGCGGCGGTGGCGAGCGCGAGGATCGGCGCGAGCCAGCGCGGGACGTCCGGCAGCAGTGGGACGACGGCGGCGGCGACGGCGCCGAGGGCGGCGACGATCGCTTTCGCGGCGCGTGCCGCGCGGTCTGTCGCTGCCCGGGCGCGGGCGACAGCCTGGTCGAGTGTCATGGCGTGCTCCTACCGGGTGCGGAGGACCCATCCGGGCTCGAGGTGCGCGTCCGGAGGCAGGCCGATGCGAGGGAATCGGGGCCGGTTGAGAGCGATGAGCTTGTCGACGCTCGTGCTCGCGTCGTGGGCGATCACCCAGAGCGTGTCGCCGGCCTTCACTGTGTGAGTCGCCGTCGGGGCCGGCGCTTGGGCGGCCGGGGCTGGCGCGAGCTTGCACCTGTCACCATTCGTCCCGCTCGCCCACCAGGCTCGCGAGCCGTAGAGGACGAGGTTGCCGTCGGTCTGCACGACCAGTCGGTCGGCGTCGGTGCCGGCGGTGCCGGACGACCAAAGCGCCTTGCCGGCGGCGTCGTACAGGACGAGGTTCCCGTCGGCTTGCATTGTCAGGCGGTGGCCGCGTCCGACGGTTCCGGTGGCCCACAGCGCGCGGGCGCCGTGGTACAGGACGAGGTTGCCGTCGGACTGGAGCGCGAGGCGGTGGGTCTTGCCTGCGCAGGTGATCGATTGGCCGCGGGCGAGGGCCTGTCCGGTGATCAGCCGGTCGGGTCCGGGTTTCGCCGGCGCGGGCTTCGGCACCGGCGGCGAGGTCTGGCCGAGCGGGAGCCACGCGCCGAGCCGCGCGGGGTCGATCCGCCGGTTGAAGTCGACCACGCCGCCCCACGTCTGCTGGCCGTTCAGATACTGATATAGGGTCGCGTGCCGGCTGACTCGCCCGCCCGACCAGGCGTAGGTCTGCCACCCGGGCCGGTCAGCCGCGTCGAGCACGTCCGCGCTGCCGTACAGGCGCGCCGGGTAGGTCGGGTCCTGGCAGGCGGCCAAATAGGCGAGGACCTTCGGCATCTGGGCCGCGAGCGGCTGGAAATCGATCGCGTAATGGATCGGCACGCCCGCCGGCACGCCGAGGGCCTTGGCGGCGGCGGTCGCGGCGGCCCGGTGCTGCTGGCCGGTGGCTGTGCCGCCGAGCGCCGCGCCGGCCGACGTCTCGTGGCACAACACGACGGCGATGCCGGCGGCGCGCAGCGCGTCGGCCTCGGCGCGGCTGAGCGCTTTGCCGCTGCCGGTGAGGTAGCGCGCCACCGCCTTTATCCCAGCCGCTTTCATTTGCTGGATATTCGGCCGGGTGAACGAGTAGTCGACTGCGTCGGGCGCGGGCATTCGAAGCTCCTTAGTTTGAGATTCTTCGGTGATGGCCCGCTATTCGCGGGTCATTTGGCTTATTACACCGCGCATCTCGGCGACTTGGTCGCGCAGGTCGGCGATGTATTGGGTGTTCGCGGCGGTTTGATGCGTCAGGCCGTTTTCGACGGCCGCTTTGAGGTAGGTGATCTCATCGGAGAGCGGTTTGAGTTGTTGGGCGATTGTGGCGGTTAGGCGCAGTTCGGTCAGTTGCCGGTTCCGGTCGGTGGAGCGGCGGAACAGGGAAGCGATTATCGCGGGGATTCCGACAATCGACACGATTGACGCGACGTCGGCGATGACCCGTATCGCGTTTCCGGTCATTGGATTCGGATCCAGAACGAGTAGCCGGTGTATGGGGGCTCACTCGACGCGGAGCCGGTCGCGCCAGGAGTGGTGGAATCCGTCGCGCCGCCGAGTGCCATTCCGGTGCCGGCCGACTGAGACATAGACGCCCCGGCTGACCCGGTGTACCCATGGGTGGAGGTGTAACTCGAGGCGTTGACCCGAACCCCGTAAATGACCGGCGTTGATGCGGCGATAGTGATTTTCGCGTGACCGTTGTTGGAGAGCGGGTGGGTGTGCGCCGCCGAGGAGTGCGTGTGCGAACTCGTACCTCCGGTGGCCCCGGGCGTGTTCCCTTTCGGGTACCGGTTGCTTTGGTCGGGCAGGTTGAATGTCAGGGTCCCGTCGCCGGCCCCGTATGTGGTGCCGATGCGGGCGAATAGGACGGGATAACTGGTGCGGGATAGGGCGGCGTGGTCGCATAGGTGCCAATTCGGTGTCGGCGCGGCACTGAACGCGGCGCTCCTCACCTCACCGACGAAGCTGCCGATCTCCATCCATTTAGTGCCGGACCACATTTGCGCGAACTCGCCGTTGTGCCAGATAATTCCGGGCGCTTTGACGGTCGGCTCCGACGGCCCGTAGAAGGGGGTTTGGGCGTCGACCGGGTCGCGTAGCGCGACCAGGTCGCCGGGGACGTTGACGGGCGATTGTCCAACGGGGGCGGGCCAGCCGTGGTTGGCGGACAGAGTCCCGGGCATGTCAGCTCCTTGTCCAGTTGATTCGGAGGGCCCCGGCTTGGCCGGAGCCGGCGAGGCCGAGGTATCGGACGTATGGGGCGGCGGGGCGGACGCCGATCGACCCGCCCGTCTGGGCGAGGGTCTGTGCCAGTGCCAGGGGCAGCGCCTGCCAGCCAGCGTCGCCCTCGGCGAGGGTCAGACCGTCGTAGGCGTCGGCGATCGGTGGGGCGGTGTCGGGCGGCGCGTCGCCCAGGACCCGGCACAGGCGGACGACGGCCGGGCCGGGGGTCCCGCCGGGGGCGCGGGCGAGCCAAACCGACCCGCCGGTGATCGTCGATCCGGTCAGGGTCGGGACGAGCCGCCCGCCGTGCCACCACACGCCGGTTAGCGGGCCGAGGCCGTCGTCGCCCTGGAGCACGTCGTTCGCGGTCTCGGCGGCGGAGAGCCAGCCGGCCCGCCAGGTGCTGGACGCGACCGCCGGGAAGACGGTCGTGCCGGTGACGGGCGGTTTCGGCGGCGGCTGCAGCTGGGCCGTGAGCGCGGATAGGACTTGCCCGAGGAGGTAGAGGGTCCCGCCGACGCGGGCGACGAGGACGGTGGCTCCGACTGGTGGGACGGCGGACACGCAGACGGCCTGTTGCGCGGCGCCGCCGCCGATCGACACGGTGGCGACACCGGTCGCCGGGCCGACGGATTTTACGACGCCGGTGAGCGTCGGGTCAGCGCTGGCGACGGCCGCGGCGGCGAGCTGCTGTGGCAGCGACAGCGAGTCGACCAGGCCGGCGACGGTCGTCACATTCCCCCCCCAAAGGGTGTCGGTCGACGCCGCGATCGTGGCGGTCATGGTGGCTGGTGGTAGAGGGAGAGTCAGCGACGTGATCGGGCCGCTGATCGTCCGTGGGGGGGCGCCGTTGGTGCCGGGGATCTCGACGGCGATGATGTCGCCGGGGCGGAGCGCGGGGTTGCCGGGCAGGGTGACCGGCACGGACGCGGTCCGCTGCGACACGAGGCGCCGCAGGATGGTGGCCGCGTCGGCGTCGACGGCGGACTGGGCGCCGGCCAAGTTCGCGCCGTGCTTGTACGGCACCTGGCCGAACGGGCCGCCCCACACGAGCGGCCCGTCGGTTTCGACGGCGGAGCCCTGCATCGGAGTGCCGTCGTCGGAGGTCCCGGTGGACACGACCGCGTTGTAGATGCCGGCGCGGTCGCCGTGCCAGGTGTGGCCGAGCAGCGGCGCGCCCGCCCTGGCCGGGACCGAGGTCGCGGACCACACCGGGTCGCCGGACGGCTCGGCGGGCACGAGTCCGAGGGCGCCGTGGGCGTCCATCCGGGCTATCGCGCCGAGGTTGTCGGCGAGGTCGGCTATCGCCTGGGCGCGGGAGTCGCTGTAGGTGACCGTCGACGGGATCGGCGCGTCCGCGATGCCAGTGAGGTCGGCGACGATCAGTCCGGCTCCGATGGCTAGGCGGCGTATCTCCGCCAGCGTCGAGCCGAGCCCCGCCGGCTGCTCCGGGGACAGGAACCGAGCGTCGTCGACGCCGGCCATCCGGTCCGAGCAGGTCACCGTGACCCGCGACCCGACCTGGCCCAGGTCGGGCAGCCAGAACAGCTCGGCGTCGAAGGTGTCGATCCGGTACCAGCCGACCGAGACCAGCTCGGGCGGGCCGCCGGGGATCGCGAGGCCGGCGCGCACGTGCAGCTCGGAGCCCCAGCAGCCCAGCGGCGCGTCAGGGGTCCGGGGGATGAGCGACCCGTCGTTCGCGGCGAGGGTCAGCGTCGCCTGCCCCTGGATGAGCTGCGCCGCGTCGAGGGTGATCTCGGCGGACTCGACCGTGATCGCGGATAGGACGAGCTCTCCGCCGTACCAGGCGTCCACCTGGAGCGCGCCGGCGAACGATCCGGTTAGCCCGTCGAGGAACGATTGGCTGACGGGGAGCATCACGAGCCCCGCTGCGCGGCCAGGTAGGTCGCGAATCGGGCCGCCAGCCCGGCGTAGTCGGGGGCCTCGCCGGCGAGCTGGTCGTAGGTGCGGGCGGGGACGAGGACTCCGTAGCCGGGGCCGCGCACGAGCGTCGCGGAGATCGCCCAGACGGAGCGGTCCAGCGGCGGCGGCCGGTAGTCCTCGGTGACCGACTCCAGCGCCACGTAGGCGACTGGGGGCAGGTGCCGCGCCCGCCCGGCGGGGACCCGCAGGCACAGCATCAGTGACCCCATCAGGAGGTCGCGCAGCGCGTCGGAGGCGAACGCGCCGGCGTGGACCGCCAGCGGCACGGCGGACGCCTGGCGCCGCGCGGTGCCCAGCGCGATCGGGAGCGGCTGCCCGGGGACCGCCACCACGGACAGATCGGAAGCATAGGTCACAGGCCCGAGGGAGCCAAGCTTTAGCGTTGGGGCGCCGGGCCGCCGGCGCAGCGCCAGCGCGATCGCCGATCCCGGCTCGGTCGGCGATTGGAGCCACGCGTCGGGGACGTCGAGGACCACCGGGGCCGACGGCTGCGACACCGCCGAGGACACCCCGGCCGCGTCGACGGTCTGGCACGTGTACACGACGGGGACGCCGAGCGGCGGCTCGTAGTCGGTGACCGCAGTGTCGCCGGTCGCCGGGACTCGGACCGCGCCCCGCACCAGTTGCCGGTCCCCGGGCCACGCCCGCCACACCGTGACCGCCGCCGCGTCGGGCGGCATCGGCGACACCGTCACGTCGACGCGCGGGCACGGGTCCGACCCGAGCCGGGCCGTCACAATCGGGGCGGGCGGGGTCGCGGTCACCCGCGCCGCCCCACCAGTGCGCGCGTCCGCAGCGCCGCCCGCCCCAACCGGGCGTCGGCGATCTGGGCGACCTGGGCGAGCAGGTACTCGCCGGTGAACGGGTTCTGCACATACACCGCCGGCGGCGGAACAGCGGCCTGGCTTGGCGGCTCAGGTCCGGATGGCAGGGGCGCCGGGACGTTCGACCCGACGGTGACGGGCGCGCCAGCCGCGGCGGCGAGCCACTCGCGGGGCACTCGCCCGGCGTTGAGGTCGTCCATCGCGGGCAGGCCCCACTTGTCCACGGCCCGGTCTCCAACCACATACTCCCCGGGGGCCAGCAGCCGCACCAGCGAGTCGACGCCCTTCACGCCTTGGCCGACGACGGGGCCGCCGGCGGCCATCGCGACCCTGCCGCCGGTGCCGCCGGCGGCGGCGCCGGCGGTGTGGATCGTCTGCGTCGTGTCGATATAGGTGGTGATTCTTTTCCCGTCGAGCTGCTGCATGTGCGCCTGGATTTTCGTAAGGATCCCGGACGCGTTGTCGATGACTGTTATCGATGGCTGTTTCCCTTGCCGGAGCGCGTCGATTTCTTTTTGCAGCGCGGCCGCGCGCGTCTTGCCCGCGTCGGTGTCGATGTCGACGCCGGGCACTTTATTCTGTCTCAGATTATCTAGGTCTTTTTGCAGGATCGCGATCCGCGTTTTGACCTCGGCGTCGTGCCGCAGGTCCACAGCAGTCTCTTTCACTGGGGGTATCCGGCTTATCGAATCGGCGTACTTGTAAACAGCCGAGCCAGCGCCGTAGACGGCCGCGATCTGGTCGAGCAATTTCTTTCGGTTGGCCTCGTAAGCCTCGGTTACCGTTTTGGTTGACAGGCCCGCTTGCGCGTCGGCCTGCATTTTGGACCGCATCGCGGACACGACTCCTTCCAACGCCTGCCGGTCCGCCAGCCCCGCCTGTGTGCTCTCGGACATCGCGCCCTTGTTCTGCTTGAGCGCGCTTATCGCGGACAGCGTCGCGGAGTCGAGCGCGGTCTGCGCCTGCGCCGCGCTGAGGTTCTGCCCCGCGAGCGACTGCAGCGCCTGGTTCAGCAGTCCGGCCGCGTTGTTCTCCAGGACCATCGACTGGGTTTGCGCGTCAATGGACTGTTTGTTCTTGTCCGCAGCCAGTTTCGCGGCGAGGTATTGGTCCACGCTCATCCCGAGCGCTCTCGCCGTGCCGTCCACGGCGCCGCTGCTGATGCTCGTGGCCAGCGCGACGTCCCCCTGGCTGGTCGCGTAGTCCGCTGCCTGTTTGCGGGCGGCCGCGTACTGAGCCGCGAGGTCATCGAGGATCCGCTGCTGCTGCGCGGCTCTCTTGTTGGCCTTGTCCGTGTTGGCGTTGTAGTCGTCGGTAGACTTCCCCGCGACGTCCATGGCCCAGGCGTTGCGCTGGATGGCCGCCGAAGCGGCGTCGTATTGCGCTTTCGTGCCGGTCAGCGCGGAGATCAATTGCTGTTGGGACAGCCCGGTTCTCGCGCTGGTGTCGAGGCCTTCTTTTTGCGCCTGGTTCCACAGACCCTCGACGGTGGTGCCGTTCTCGATCGCGTGGGCCAGGTCGTTCGCGGCGGCGGCGTTCTCCTGGGCCTTCTTCTGGTTCTGTCCCATGATCGCGGACAGCGCGCCCAGCCCGAGGCCGGCGACCGCCGCTATCGGGCCCAGATAGCCGACCGCTTTGCCCATGCTGCCGACGACGCCGGAGGCCTTGCCGGCGATCCCGCCGATGTCGGTCAGCTTCGACGCCATGCCGCTCAAGCCCGTGGCGGCGCTCGACGCGGCGGACATCATTTTGAATCCGGTCGCCGCCCCCACGATCAGCGGGACGGCCGCCTGGAGGACACCGATCGGGATCGCGTTGAAAGCCTGGGAGACGAGCCGGATGGCGGTCAGCGCGGTGGACCCCCATGGGGCGAAGCCCTGGGTCAGGTGGGAGACCGTGGTGCTCAGCGAGCCGATGGTGCGCTCGACCGCCGGGAGCTCCGACTGGGCGTAGGCGACGAATCTGGAGACCGCCGGGGACGCGGTCGACCAGTGCTCGAAACCCGCCGCGCCGCGATCGATGTCCGTCCCGATGGTCAGGATCAGTGGCTGCAGGCGCGAGAACAGGCCCACCAGGCCGGGTGCGACGCGGCCGGCGATGTCGCCCATCTGCGAGGACAGGACGGCGGTGTCCCGGTTCAACGCCGGGAAGAGGGTCGTCAGCGACCGCGCGCCTTTGTCGACGCCGTCGAACATCCCCTGCGCGGCGATTTGCTTGAGGCTCGTGAACTCCGCGGTCAGAGGCGCGAACGCGGCGGCGTACTCCCGTCCGACGGGCGTGCCCTGGGCCATCGCGTCTTTGACGCCCAGCACTCCGAGCAGGGACACCGCCGCCGCCGCGCCCAGGCCGGCGGTAGCGCCGGCGGCGACTCCGAGCATCGGGATCAGCGCGGGACCGATGGTCAGCAGAGCGGTCAGCAGCGCGTGGCCGCGCTTCTCCGCGTCGTCGGCGCTCTTCCCGGTGGCGCTGAGCTCGGCTCGCAGCTTGGCGAGTTCGGCCGACGCGGCGGCGGCGTCGACCCTGACCCGGATGTCTTTGTTGCGGGTCAGCGCGGCCAGCCGCAGTTGCAGCTCGGCGATTTTGGCGCGGGCCTTGTCGTCGGCCACGCCCACGCGGGCGTCGGTGCCGGGGACGGCGAGCGCGTCCAGCTGGGCGCGGATGTTGGCGAGTTCCCGCTCGGCTCTGGAGGCGTCGACGCCGGGGCGTATCTGGGGCAACGCCCTGGCGGTCGCCTCGATCCGGGAGCGCAGGGCGCGGTCGAACGCGTCACCGGCCTCGGCCCCGGCCTTGTCCAGCTCGGCGGTGATCTCGGCGGCCAGCGCGTCGAGCTCGGTCCGCGCTATCGAGGCGTTGGCGCGGACGCCGATGTCGGCGTGCTGGTCCAACGCGTCGAGCTCCGCTCTGAGCTCGTCGATCTCGGCGCGCGCGGCGCCGTCGGTCATCTTGAGGCGGATGTCCGGGGCGGAGAGCTCGGCGAGCTCGCGCTTGACCGAGGCGAGCCGCTCCTCTGCCTCGGCGGCGCTGACGGTGATCCGGACATCGGGGGAGGACTCGCCTAGATCGCGGGCCCGCCGCTCGGCGGCGTCGATCTTGGCGGTCCAGTCCTCGGTGTTGAGGGTGAGGTAGGCGGCGATCGAGCCGACCTCGGTGGGGCCCTCGTTCGGCATCAGTCACCGCCTCTCACGGGTTTGTCGGAGCGCGCGCCGCAGCCGGGAGTCGGCGGCGAGCAGGCCGGCGGCGAGCGCGGCGAACTCGCGCCAGGTGGGATGGGCGCCGGCGGCGAGGCGGACGCCGTACCTCTCGGCGAAGTCGGCGGTCAGGAGCGCGGGGTGGACGTCGAGGATTTCCGCCCAGCCGGTTTCCGGCGCGTCGTCGGGGGCCTCATACCACTCGTAGCGGCCGGTGGTCTCGTCGACGACGCGGCCCCGCCCGTATCGGGCGAGGTGGTCGTAGCGGCGGCGGCGAACTCGGCGATCGCCGCCGCCAGCGCTTCCGGGTCGGGGCCGTCGTTCCACAACGCCTCAGCGACGGCGCGGCCGGCGAACTCGTCGGCGTAGGCGACCGACGCGGCGTGGACGATCGCGGCCGGGGGCACGTTGTCCTCGCGCATCCTGGCCAGGGCGCCGCCGAGGACCAGGCCGAGCCACTCCTCGTCGCCCATGGGCGCGGCGCCCGCGCCCCCCTCCCCGTCCAGCGCGCCGTCGAGGACCCGGCGGCGGTTCTCCTGCAGGCGGATGCCGTCGAGGTAGCCGAGCGGGGGGATCGCGTACTCGCGCCGGACGCCGGCGCGGTCCCGGATCGGGAGCGTCAGCGGCTCGGCCCCAACGGTGTCCTGCCAGTCTTTGAACGCCATCGGGTCAGGCGATGGTGATCGGGAACGGGGCCGACGTCCCGGCGGGCGTGGTGACCGTAACGTCGGTCGCGCCGGACACGTCAGCCGGCACGGTCGCGACGATCGCGGTCGGGGACACGACTGTGTGGTCGGCCGGCTCGGTCCCGAACGCGACGCCGGTGGCGCCGGCCAGCTGCGCGCCGCCGATGGTGACCAGGGAGCCGGGGCCGGCCCCGGTCTGGCCCGCGGACAGGACCACCGGGTCGTCGGCGGCGCCGAGCGCGGCGGCGATGTCGGCCGGGGTCATGCGGGTCGGCGGGCCGTCGAGGGTGAACGTGGCCTGTATCTGCATGAGGTCGGCCACGGCGGTGGCGGCGCGGGACTGCTCGACGATGGCGAGGGCGCGCCAGCCCTCGGCGCCGCCGTCGTTGTCGTACCAACGGACGTACAGGCGGGCGGCGGCGCCGAACTGGCCGACGCGCAGCCGGACCAGTTCCTGGGCCGGGTTCGCGACCCCGCCCTCTCGCAGGACCGCGTACTTGACCGTGACGACACCCTCTTGCAGGGTGACCTCATAGTTCTTCCACCCGTCGGAGTCGTAGTCGGTGGCGTCGACCTTGTTCGGGGTGATCTGGGGCGCGGCGTCGAGGCGGCCGGGCAGGCGCAGCCACGTCGCGCCGTCCTCGGACACGTCGACGGAGATGTTGCGGGCCAGCCCGCGGACGTCGATCACTGGCGCTTGCATCGGGGTTCCTCCAGGGGTTAGTAGTGGCGCAGCGGGGTGGGTGGCAGGTCGAGCAGGAGCCGGTAGTTGCAGGCGCGCTCGGTGTTGCCGTTGCCGTCGACGCCCATCGGGATCGCGGACAGCGACCCGCAGTCGGTGACGACGGCCGAGCCCATCGGGGCGTGGGACAGCCCCTGCAGCGCGTCGTAGATCGCGGCGTCGAGGTCCTCGGCGCCGCCCGGGGTGGCGGCGCGTGCCCACAGCTGGGCGCGGACGGCCGTGGTGGGGTGGGCGGGGTCATCGGCGCCGATCCGGTACACCTGCACGCCGACGCCGGGGCAGGTGTCCGGGGGGAGCGGGCCGCGGACGATGTTCCCGGCGGTGCCGTCGGGGTCGAACACCCCGATGCCGGCGTCGTGGAGCAGCCGGGCCAACCCGGTGGCGACGTCGGACAGCCAGGAGCTCACAGCGCGTCCTTGACGCGTCGGGCGAGGATGCCAAAGATCGCGTCTTTCTCGGTGGTCACCGGCTGCTCCAGATATTTCGCTTGGCCGTGCTCGTGGCGGAAGCCCAGGCCCTCGTGTTGGTAGCGGGCGTAGGGGCCGTCGTAGGTGACGGCCGCGCGGTCGTCCTCGACGGTCACGGCGGCTGATGCGGCGAGCTTGCCGGTCAGGACCGGGGTGAGCTCGACGGCGGCGCGGCGCAGGTGCTCGGCGGCTTCGGCGAGCGCCTCGGGCTTGGCTTGGGCGGCGCCGGCCTTGAGCCGGTCGAGGGTCAGGCCGGACACGTCGAACGCGATCCCGCCCCCTGTCACTGCAGATAGGCCTTGACGCGGGCGATCCCGCCCAACCAACCGGCGGCGTCAGATGTGTCGCGCTGCATGACCACGGTCGTCCGTCCGTCCGGGGCGGTGACCAGCGATTGCGGCGCGAGCGCGTCGGCGAACCCTATGTCGGCGGAGGCGGTGGCCGAGGCGATGATTTGCTGCCCGTCGCCGCCCCTGATGTACCGCTGCCTCCCGGACAGGAAGCATGGCACCTCGACCGGGTCGGCGTACAGCTTGCGCCCGCTGCCGTCGGTGCCCAGGCAGGTCCGCACGGTGATGGCATGGGCGAACAGGTCCGCGAGCTCGTCGCTGCCGCTCATCCGTACACCCAGGCGCGCATCTGCAGCAGGCCTTTCGCGGAGAGGATCTCGACCGCCTCGGGCACGAGCTCTCGGACCGCGCGCTCGCGGGCGGTCGCGGCGTGCGAGGCGTCGGCGTAGGCGATCGACGCGCCGTCGAGGCTTTTCGACGCCGGGGTCCGCGCGGTGACGACGCCGCCAAGCTGGGGGTCGACCCTGAGGGCGGCCCACGCGGCGGCTTGGGCGCACGTGGCGTCGCGGAACGCCGCCGAGACCAGAGGGTCGGTGGGCAGGCCCCGGGCGTCGGCGAGGTAGAACGCGGCGGCGGTGTCGCGGCGGATGAGCATGGACGCCGACCTGAGCAGCCGCTCGGCGCCGTCCGGCGGGTCGCGCCCGGTCCACGAGGCGAGGTCGTCGGGTGTGGCGTAGGCGACCAGGTAGTCTGCGCCGGGCAGCGGGAGGCTGGGGAACGTCACCGCGCGCCTTTGGCACCCGGCGGAGCGCCCGCGGGTCTGGGCGGCGAGGCCTTGCGCGCGCGGCCGGGCCCGCCTCCCGTCGTCGGCGCGGGCCCGGATGGGGTGGGTTCGACGCGGGCCCAGTTGGCCAGCGCGGACAGCCGGCGCTCCAGCTCGCCGCCCGCGTCGACGACGTCGCCTGTGTTGGCGTTGCGGAACTTCATGCTGCGCTCCTGTGCTTGTCCCGTGCCGGCGTCGGACGGTCGGCTGCGGCGCCGGCACGGAGGGGATCACGCGGGCGGGACCAGCGGGCCGTGGATCAGGACGGCGCGGGCCGCGTCGAGCGTCTTGACGCCGTACAGGCAGTCGATCGACACGACGTCCTGTTTGTGGGCGATGTCGTACATGTAGGTGACGCGCAGGCCCACGCCGTTGTACGACTGGATGGCCGAGTTCACCGCGCCCATAGGCAGCGCGAGCGGGCGGGTGACGAACGCGAACGCTGTGCGGTGGAAACCGACGCCGACCTCGGTGGTCGGCGCGCCCTCGACCTGCGCCGGCAGCTTGACGTTCTGGCTCATGTAGGGGTCGAACCCGAAGCTGCGAACGCCGAGGGACGCCTCGCGCAGGCCCTCTGTGTCGCCGCGCTGCTGCGCCTGCTGGAACAGCGGCGTCTTCAGATAGGCGGCCTTGGTGGCGGCCCCGACCACGAGGCGCCGCTCGGCGGTGGGGACGTTCGCCTTGTCCAGGACCGCGCCGGCGTCGACGACAGCCTCCGGGGTGTTCCACGCGGCCAGGCCCGCGCCGACGCCCACGGTCTGGGTGATGTCGTCGCGCAGGGACAGGATGTCGCGGTCGATCTGCTGGGCCAGGGCCATCATCGCCGGATTGAGCAGCTGCGCGGAGAAATCTTTGATCTCCAGCGTCATCTGTTCGGGCGTGACCGCGAACGAGACGTCTTTGAACTTGTCCAGGGTGAGCGGGATGCCCGCCTCGACGGCGTCCTGGACGACGATCTGCCTGCCGTCGGCGTTGAAGTCGTGCACTGCGAACAGCGCGGGTTTGCGGATGGTGATGGTGTCGCCGACCTTGTTGGCGAACTCGGGCTCGTAGTCGCGGTGCACGAGCGGCAGCATGACGGTGTTCTCGTACAGGTTCGCCAGCGCGGCGGCGGCGATGATCTGGGGTGTGAGGAAGATGTTGCCGGGCATGGGTTTCTCCTAGCGGGTGGTGACGGCGCGGGTCAGTCCTTCGGGTGGAGGAGCCGTCGCATCTCGTCGACGGTGCCGGCGGCCGGGGCCTCCCCGGAGCCGGCCGGGGCGTCCACTCCGCTCGCTGCCGCCGCCAGGACGGTCTTGAGCTTCGGGTTGTTCTGCGCTGACTCCGCGACCAGGGCGTCGAGCCGCTGGGCGAAGTCGGGCGCGGCGGGGTCGAGCGCGCGCAGCTGGGCGTCGAACGCGCGGGAGTCGAGCAGCGCGTCGGCGTCGAGGCCGGCTCGGCGCGCGGCTCTCTCGGCCGCGCGTTCCCTTTTGACGCTCACGGTCTCGTCGCGCGCGGCGGCGAGCTGCTCGGCGAGCGCTTCCGGGTCAGGTCTCTCGTCGCCTTGGGCGAGCCCGAGCTTGCGCAGGACCTCTTGCTGCGCCTCTTCCCGCGCGGTGGCGCGGGCTTTGGCGGAGGCGCCGGCGGCTTCGTCCTGGTACCGCTTGACAATCTTGCGCACCTCGGGGTCGAGCGATTCGAGCTTCCCGTCCCATGTCGGCGACGGCTCAGCAGGCCTCGGCGGTGTCGGCGCCGCCACCGGGGACTGCGCCGCGGGCGGCGGCTCGCTCGCGGTCGGCGCGCTGGCGGCAGCGGTGGATTCGGCCGCGGTAGGTGTCTTGCTCATAGTCGGTGCGCTACTTTCCCCGGCACCGGGCCGGATCAGTTGGACCGCGCGCCAGGCGCGGAATCGTGTACCCTGGGAGACGAGCCGAGCGTGCCCACTTGACTGAGGGATCCAGCGCCCGGCTCATTCATTTGTCGAGCGTGATCTCTTCGACGTGTCGGCGGCCCCAGAACACGAACAGACGTGTGATGCCCGCGCCCGCGTTGTCGGGATGCGTGTTGTAGCCGGACAACCAGGCCCGGATATCGTTTGTGAACGGATGGTCTCGCAAATCGACCATGAACACCTGACGGGCGGTGTTCCTCAACACTGATTTGCGGATCGGACGGTACAGGGTCGTGCGATCGATCCGCGCTGACAGAATCGACTTCAACTCGACCTTTTCCCCGCGCCAGACGAAGTCACCGGGTGTGCGCCTGTAGCTTGTGACATCTCGGTTGATCGGGGTGAAGACCTGTCCTGCGGCGGAGAAACTCTCGTAGAACTCGATCTCGTGTGACTTGATGTCATCCTTGTCGAACTGGACGCCGAGTTCGCGTTCCAGCGCCTCGCGACGACCGTCCCAATCCACTGGCGTCGGGGAAGGCGTTCGCCTCAGCGAGCTGTCGCCGCCGTCGTGGCCGAGGTTCCAACGCTCACGTTCGGGATGGCGGTTCAGATCGTGTCGCGCGATGTGGTCGCGGATCTGGGCTTGTGTGGCGCGGACGCGCCGGCCTGCCTCTTGCCGAGACCGCTCGTCGAGGGCGCCGGCTTGGACGCGTTTGTGCTGCCTGACGCGGCGTTCGAGCTCGCGTTGGCGCTGGGTGGCGTCGTAGCGCTCCTGGTCTTCGGCGGCCCACTCCCGGGGCGGGGTGTTCAGAGGGTCACCGGGCAGCCACGCCAACAGCGTGTGTTTGCAGTTGGGGTGGAACAGGCCGGCGAGCCGAGCCTGGTCGATTGTGGCGGCGACGATGAAGCTGACGGGTCGTCCGTCCATGACGGATGGCGCGGTGGCCGGGCCGGCGAGCCCGGTGGAGAGCACGGCGCCTTCCCAGGGCGCGCAGAGAGGACAGGGGCGGCCGTCGTGAGAGACGGTGAACCAGCGGACGCCGGCCGCCGACATGCGCGCCAGGTGAGCCTCGTTGTACGCCCGCTGAGTGGCGGTGCGGGTGGCCATCTCGACATAGGTGGCGAGGTTCCATCGCCGGCCGGACCGATCGGTGAACCCGGACACTCCGTCGCGCACGAGGGTCTGCCAGGCGCGCGCCTGGGCGGCGCGGGGCGTCTCCAGCCCGCTCTCGTTGAGCACCAGCCGGGTCGCGGCGTCGGCGACTGCTGCGCGGTACGCGTCGTCGGCGAACCGAGTGATCCGCAGCGCCGCCTGGTCGAGTTTGCTGGCGAGGTCGTCGGCGATGGCTTTGGCGGCTGCTGTGGCGTGCCCTCGTGGCGCCAGGTACAGGTCCGCGAGGCCGGGGCGCGCGGCGACGACCCGTCGGATGGCTCGTTCCGCCGCCGCCGTGCCGTCCCGGGCGGCGGCGGCGACGGCCTGTCTCGCGAGAGGCCCGACCCGGTCGCGCAGTTCTGTCGCGACCTGGGCGGCGGCGCGTCGCATCCGCGACGCCATGACGGCCTGCGCGGCTTGGGTGGGGTCGCGCATGCCATGCCCGGCGGCTCGGGCGAGCGCGGCGAGCAGGCGCCGCTCGGCGGCCAGGCACTGGGCGAGGACGTCGGCGGCCAGCGCGTCGGCGGTCCCCGCCGCGCCGTTCGCGCCTCCGCCGGCCGCTCCGGCGGGTCGGGTCATCCCGTTGGGAAGCCGTCGGCGCCGGTCATCGTCGTCGGGTCGGGCAGCGGGGTGCCGGCGCGCTCGGTGGCGATGAGATCGGCTTCGCCGGCGACCTGATCGGCGTCCCAAGCCGGGTGGACGAGCTGCACGAGCGTCCGGGTGGAGGCCGCGCCAGCCGCCGAGAGCGCTTGAGCGGTCTGGGCCAGGGCGAGCGCGGATTCTTGCGCCGAGTCGGCGAACACGACGTTGACCGGCCGGTTCGGGTCGACGCGCGAACCGAACACGACCCGGTCGGTCCAGAGCAGTTTCGTGGCGATCGCGGCGACGGCGGGCCGCCACAGCCGGATCTTCCGGTCCCGGGTCAGGTACGAGCGGCGCTCGCGGGCCTGGACCTCGGTCGCGGTGAGGTTCGAGGCGCGGGCGTCGCCGGGGTCCATGCCGAACGTCTGCGCGGAGTACCCGGCGGTGCGCAGGATGACGGCGAGCAACTCGGCGGCCGTCGCGGCGTGCTCGGCGTAGCGGATAGCGAATTGCTCGGCTTGGATGGGCAGCCCGTTGCCCGTGTTGCCGGGCGGGGCGAGCAGGTTGAGCGCGGCGTAGATCTCCTGGTCGGCGTCCCACGCGACGCCTTGGCCGTTGGGCAGCTGGTCGAGCATGCTCTTGGCCAGGAACACGCGGGCTTTGCCGAGGCGGATGTCGCGCATCCACGACGTGTAGGTCTCATCGAGGGCGTCCATGAGGTGCTCGACGCCGTCCAGGTCGGGGCGTCCGAGGCTGGCCCCGAGCGGGTCGGCGCGCCAGATGCGTTGCGGCCGGGCGTTCGGCGCGTAAACGACGGCCAGACCGGGACTCCGGGTGGGGATGGCGCCGTTCTCGTCGACCAGGGCGGCCAGCCCGGCGGTGACAGGCGACTCGGTGAGCGGGACGGGGCGGCCGAGGCTGTCGTCGGAGCCGAGGTACAGACCGTGGGCGATCACGCCCTCTCCCGAGGCGTCGAGCTCGTGGCGCTCCAGATGCCGGAGCACGGCGTCCCGGTCGCGGTTGGCGACGCGCCAGAACGTGACGGCGACCAGGCGCCCCCAGCGGAACTCGGGGGCCGCGCCGTCGGCGTGGACGGCGGTCAGGAACGGCTGGTCGGGGACCACGGAGCGGTCCCAGGTGACCCGTAGGTACACTCCGCCGAGCGCGGCGGCGATCTCGGCTGCTTCGGCGAGCGTGTCGTGCAGCCCGTCGTCGGCCAGCGAGGCGAGCCGCGTCTGGGTGGCGGAGTGGTCGACGGTCAGCGTGACCGGCTTGGCGAACAACAGGTCCGCGCTCACCTGGCACAGGTCGGCGGCGACCGGCACGTGCAGTTTGGTCATCTGCAGCGAGCGCTGGGGCTGGCCCCAGAACCAGCGGGCCACCCGGCCGACCAGCCCGCCACGGTACGTGGCGAGGTGGTCCATGTTCGCGGCGATCAGGTTCGGGCCAGTCGCGCCGTAGTGCAGCGCGAGCTTTTCGGGGTCGCCGGTGTACCAGGCGTCCCAGCCGGCCATGGCGCGCAGGATCTGGCGCAACTGGGGCGGCGGCCACGGCGTGTTCGGCGCGGGCAGCGGCATCAGGCGGCCTCCTGCGGGTCGGTGTCGACGCGGCCGCGCCACAGAGCCTCGGTGGTGGTGATGGCGTAGCGGGCGGCGTCGAGGGAGTGGTCGGCGGTCTTGACAGGGCGGTCCTCGCCGCGGGCGGTCGCTTTGGGATCCCAGGAGTAGCCGGGCGCCTCCGCGATGAGGCCCCGGCAGCGGTCGGAGGCGCGCAACCAGTCACCGCCCAGGCCGGAGGCGATGATGCTGATGCCATAGGCCACGTCGTTGTCGGCGTCGGCCAGCCCGGGCACGCCGTCGTGGTGGAGCTGGACTTTGAACGACGCCGCGCTCGGGTCGACGACCACCCATTCGATGCCCGGCGGGGGAGGCTCACCTGGCCTCTCGGGCAGACGCGGGCCGGCGAGCCAGGCGCGCAGCCGCGCGGACAGCTGGGCGTCGGTGAGCCGGGCGTTCGCCTGCCTCGGGTCGTGCCTCCACTCGTCGACCAGGTACAGCCGGCGGTCGGCGCCGAGACCGAGCAGCAACGCGGCGGTCGGATTGGTGGTCCCATAGTCGACGCCGACGGCGAGCAGGCGGCGCATCGCGGGCAGGGCGTCCCAAGCGACGACATGCCGGTCCGGGTCCCACATCGGGTAGACCGCTCCCTCGGCGGCCACCCATTCGCCGTCGATGAACCGCCGGCGCCACAGGCCGGTGAACTCACGCTTGATCGACGCCACGTAGGCGGGGCGGAGCGCTGGGTTGGCGTCGAGGGTGAGACGGAACCGCCGCCAGTCCGGCAGCGACTGCAATCGGTCGAGGAACCGGGCCTTGAGCCAGTGCGCGGGGTTGTCAGGATTGGTGGTCGCGAACATCCGTGCGCCGGGCACGCTCATGCGGCCGAGCAGCTGGGTGAAGTAGGCCTCCGGCAGGGTGGTCGCCTCGTCGACGTACGCGCCGGCGACGGTGAGGCCCCGTATCACCGTCTCGGCTTTGGCGTCGTGCGCGCCCATGACGTGGACGCGTCGGCCGAGGACCGTGCAGTACGGGGCGCCGTAGTTTCCGACGACGAAGCGGGCGACCGGGCCGAACAGGCTCGGGTCGCGCAGCGGTTCGATGGCGTTGCGCCAGGCGCTGTCACGGGTGCGGCCGACGACGACCAGATGGCCGCCGGCCGGGGGCGCGGCGACGTGGAACACCCACCGCAGCAGCGAGGCCACAGTCTTACCGGATCG